ACTTTTTACATTTTGTGCGCGAGGTAAAAACCACAGAAACGATCTTGAACCCATAGTCGCCCGCGCTTGATCCGCGCGGGAAGGAAGCCCCGGTGTCTCCAGGCATCGGGGCTTCCGCATGTCTGGAGGACTTCATGCCCCGACGCCCTGATCGGCCCTGCGCCCGCCGCGGCGCGCCATTGCCCGCCTGAACGGAGATCGCCGTGGGACCGGTTGAGAGCGCTGTGCGGGAGGACATCGAGGCCCTGGGCGGCCTGCTCGGTGTGGAGCCGACGCTGGCCGAGATGGCGTACCGGCTGGCGGCTGACATCGACGGCGGTGGTGGGGAGGACGGCCGTCTGCTGCCTGCGTTGAACAAGGAGTTGCGCGCGACGCTCAAGCAGCTGCTCGATGGCCGCCCGGCGGAGGATGAAGATGACGACCTCGCCGACCTGGCGTCCCCCGAGTGAGTTCGCCGTCCAGTGCCGGGAGTTGTACGGGCTGGAGTGCCCGCCGCGGTGGGGGACTCCCCGGCGCCCGGAGTTTCCGACGCTGGGCGGCAAGGCGGCGAGGGTCATGGGCAGGCTCGGGTTCGAGCCGATGCCATGGCAGCGGTACGTCCTGGACGTCGGGCTGGAGCTTGATCCGGTGACGGGTCTGTTCGCGCACCGCGAGGTGGGGCTGTCGGTGCCGCGGCAGCAGGGGAAGACGCAGCAGATCCTTGCGGTGATGGTCCATCGGATCATGGCGTGGGAGCGGCAGAACGTGACCTATGCCGCGCAGAACCGGACGATGGCGAAGAAGCGGTGGGAGGACGAGTTTCTCGCCACGCTGGACGCGTCTGCGTTGCAGGGCAAGTACCGGCCGCGGAAGACCACCGGGAACGAGGCGATCATCTGGGGCGCCACCCGGTCCCTGCTCGGTATCACGTCGAACACGGAGAAGGCCGGCCATGGGCCGCCGCTGGATCTGGGCGTGATCGATGAGGCGTTCGCCGCTGAGGATGACCGTCTGGAGCAGGCGTTCTCTCCGGCGATGCTGACCAAGAAGATGGCTCAGCTGTGGTGGGCGTCGGCTGGCGGCACTGAGCGGTCGGTGTGGCTGAACAAGAAGCGTGCGGCGGGCCGGGCCCTGGTTGAGCAGTTGTGGGAGACCGGTGAGCGCCCGTCTGCCGCTTATTTCGAGTGGTTCGCGCCGGACGACATGCCGCGCGATGATCCCGCGACGTGGCGGGCGACGCTGCCGGCGCTCGGCCACACGGTGACCGAGGCGGTCATCCGGGCGGAGCTGGAGAAGCTCGATCCGGCGGAGTTCGACCGGGCGTATCTGAACCGGACACGGAGGGCTGTGCCGCCGTCGGATCCGAACGTGCCGAAGGAGTCGTGGGCGGGCCTGGTCGGCGGGAAGTGGCGGCCGGGGCCGGATGTCGCGCTGGCGGTCGATGTGTCGCACGCGCGGGACTACTCGTCCATCGGTGTGGCGTCGGTGCGTGAGGACGGGCGGATGCACTTGGAGCTGGTGGACCGGCGGGCGGGTACGGACTGGCTGGTGCCGGCGGTGGTGCGGCTCAGCCGGCTGTGGCGGCCGGTGGCGGTGGCGGTGGCCGGCAGGTCGCCCGCGGCGTCGCTGGTGGACGACCTGAAAGCGGCCGGCCTGCGCTCTCCGGAGGCCAGTGAGCCGGCCGAGCGCGGGGATCTGGTGGTGCTGCGGCAGGGTGACGTGATCGAGGCGTGCGGGCAGATCGCGGACGCGGTGCGGCAGGGCAGGGTCGTGCACACCGACCAGGCGCCGCTGACGGCCGCGGTGAACGGGGCCCGTACCCGCCGCAGCGGTGATGCGTGGACGCTGGACCGGCGATCGTCGCCGGTGGATATCTCGCCGCTGGTGGCGGTGACTCTGGCCCGGTGGGCGCTGCTGACCCGGGGTCCGGTGGCGAATGAGGACTACGACCCGTTGGATTCGGTCTACTGAGTGGGGGCGGCTGCTGTGCGCGAGTTGATGACGACGGTCCTTGACGCGCTGGGGCTGCTGCTGGTGGCTGCCGGCGCGACCGCGGGCGCCTTTCCGTTGTTCGGCTGGGCCGGCCTGGCGGTCGGCGGCGGCGTGGTGCTCACCGGGTCGTGGTGGGCGTCGCGCCCGGTCCGGCGGACGGGCGGCGGCTCGTGAGCCTGTTTTCCCGGCAGAAGCGGTATTTCCCGGGTGAGACCGCCGACCAGATGATCCCGTCGCGGCCCGAGCAGCGTGCCGGCACTGCGGTCGTCACCAACGAGATGGCCATGCGGCACAGCGCGGTGTGGGCGTGCCTGCGGCTGCGGGCGAATATGGTCTCGACGATGCCGGTGGACGTCTACCGGCGGGTGAACGGGGTGCAGGTCGAGGTCCCGAAGCCGCCGGTGCTGGTCAATCCGGGCGGGGACCGGGTGGACATGCTGGAGTGGCTGTACTCCAGCCAGGTCGACCTGGACCGGGCGGGGAACTGCTTCGGGCTGATCACGGCCCGCGACGGCCTCAACTTCCCGGCGAGGATCGAGCTGGTGCCGCTCAGCGAGGTTGCGGTCAGGGTCCGTAAGGGTGCCCTGACGTATCGGATCTCCGGCACGGTGTATCAGCCGGACGAGGTGTGGCACGAGAAGCAGTACACGCTGCCCGGCTTGCACGTCGGGCTGTCGCCGGTGGCGTTCGCGGCCTGGTCCATCGGGGAGTACCTGTCCATCCAGGAGTTCGCCTTGGACTGGTTCGGGAACGGCACGATCCCGTCCGCGCACCTGAAGAACACGGCGAAGATGATCAGTCCGCAGCAGGCCGCGGAGACCAAGCGACGCTTCAAGGCCGCGGTTTCATCACGGGATCTGTTCGTGACGGGTTCCGACTGGGAGTACAAGATGATCCAGGCCGAGGCGGCCGGGTCGGACTGGATCGAGGCGAAGCGGTACGGCATCGGGGACATCGCCCGCTTCTTCGACTGTCCCGGTGACCTGATCGACGCCGCAGTGTCGGGCTCGATGACCTACGCGAACATCACGCAGCGGAACCTGCAGTTCCTGGTGATGAACCTCGGTCCGGCGATCATCCGGCGTGAGAACGCGCTGAGCGGCCTGACGTCACGGCCCCGGTTCGTGAAGTTGAACACGGACGCGCTGCTGCGTATGGACCCGTCGAGTCGCGCCGCGATGATCTCGACGCAGATCAACTCCCGCACGCTGGCGCCCTCCGAGGCGCGGGCGCTGGAGGACCGGGCGCCGTTCACCGACTCGCAGCTCGCCGAGTTCGACCGCCTGTTCGGCAAGGGCACCCAGGCGCCGCAGCCTGTCACTGCTACCCCAGGAGCGAAACAATGAGCGACATCGCCGCCCTGCGGTCCCAGGCCGCTGCCGCCCGGTCCGCCGCCGCGGGCACACAGCCCATGGCCATGCCCCGGGACCGGCCCGAGTCGCCCGAGGTGCGGTTCACCTCGAAGCTGCGGGCCCAGACCGTCAAGCGCGATGGCCTCGACTGGTACCAGGTCGAGGGCTACGCCTCGGTGTTCGAGGCCGGGTACGAGATGTGGGACATGTTCGGCCCGTACACCGAGATCGTCAGCGCGGGTGCCGCTGACGGCACGCTCGCCGCCGACCCCGAGGTCGTCTTCCGCTTCAACCATGCGGCCATGCCCATGGCCAGCACCCGCAACGCGCGGCTGGAGCTGTGGGCCGACGACACCGGCCTGGGCGACCGCGCCTACCTCAACCCCAAGCGCGCCGACGTTCAGCTCCTCGTCCAGGCCATCGAGGACGGCGACGTGTGCGAGCAGAGCTTTATGTTCCGCATCACCTCGGGCCAGTGGTCCCCGGACTACACCGAGTACCGCATCAACTCCTTCGATCTGGAGCGCGGCGATGTCGGCCCGGTCACCTACGGCGCGAGCCCGCACACCTCGATCGCGGCCCGCGGCGGCGAGTTCCTGTCGCTGATCCCGAACCTGTCGCCGCTGCTGGCCCGTGAGGCGTACACCCGCCTTGCTGAGCGCGCCGACCTGACCGTCACCACCCCGCCACCGGCACCCACACCGCCCACACCGCCCACCGTGCCGGCCCCGGCCCCGGCGCCCGCACCGGTGGCCCAACCCGCGCAGGGCCGCTCGATCGCGATGCTGCGCACCCGGCTCCTCGTCCAAGACGGCGACGAGGACTGAGCAACACCCCTTCACCCGCACGATCCCCAGCACGCCGTCCGGCAGATCGCCCGGAGGCGGGACCTACGCACGCCCGGCAGATGGCCCGAGGCGCCCATGGTCGCGCTGCAGCACACCCCATCCCGATCTACCGGAGGACACCTGCCATGCCCGGAACCATCGATGACCTGATCGCCTCGATCGAGGTCGAGCTCGAAGCCGCCCACAAGCGGCGCAAGAAGTGCGGGGCCGAGGTCAAGCTCATCCTCGACAAGGCCCAGCAGGACGGCCGCTCCTCGACGACCCCCGAGGAAGACGAGCGGGTCGCCGAACTGTTCGCCGCCCGCGACCAGGCCGCCGCCGACATCACCGGCATCGAGGGCAAGCTCGCCAACGTCAACAAGCTGAAGGCCGAGGAACTGGAGCGCGCCGAGAAGCAGCGCGACGTCAAGCCGACCGAGACCCGCAAGCCGGCCTACGACCGGGTGGCCCGGGTGGGTACGGAGGAGCGGACCTACCGCAAGGATCAGGACCCGCTCGGCAAGCACTTCCTGATGGACATCGCCCGGCAGTTCTCCTACCAGGACGTCGAGGCGGCATCACGTCTGTCCCGGCACATGGCCGAGGAGCGCGTGGAGCGCGCGGAGTACATGACCCGCGCGGTGGGCACGGGCGCGTTCTCCGGCCTGACCGTGCCGCAGTACCTCACCGACATGTACGCGCCCGCCACCGCCGCGCTGCGGCCGTTCGCCGACGTGTGCAACAAGCACCCGCTGCCCGAGGCGGGCATGTCGGTGAACATCTCCCGCATCACCACCGCGTCGAGTGCGGCTCTGCAGGCGTCGGAAAACAGCGCGGTGTCCGAGACGAACATGGACGACACGCTGCTGACCGTCAACGTGCAGACCGCGGCCGGGCAGCAGACCGTCTCCCGGCAGGCCATCGACCGCGGTACAGGCATCGAGGACGTCACGATGCAGGACCTGTTCAACCGGGTCGCCACGGTCCTGGACAACACCCTGATCAACCAGGCCAGCACCGGCCTGACCAACGTGGCGCAGGCCGTCGCGTACACCGACGGCACGCCCAGCGGTGCGGAGCTGTACCCGAAGATCCTGGGCGCGGCCGCCGGCGTCGAGGCCGCGCTGCTGGCGATGGGCCGGCCCACGCACGCGGTGATGCACAGCCGGCGCTGGTACTGGCTGTCCAGTCAGATGTCCGCGACCTGGCCGATGATCAACTGGACGAACCTGCCGACCGAGGCGGGTATCGCCGGCACCGCGAACGCCGCCAGCAGTTACGGCTCCGGCCCGCGCGGTGTGCTGCCCTCGGGTCTGCAGGTGATCGTCGACAACAACATCGCGACCAACCTGGGCGGCGGCACCAACGAGGACGAGCTGTACGTCGTGCCCGCCAGCGAGTGCCACCTGTGGGAGGACCCCAACGCGCCGCTGTTCATCCGTGCCGAGCAGCCCGCGGCCGCCAACCTCGGCGTCCTGCTGGTCGCGTACTCGTACTTCGCGTACACGATGCAGCGCTACGCCAACGGCATGCAGAAGGTCGGCGGCACGGGCATGGCCACCCCGCTGTTCTGAGCATGCGACCGGGCATGCGGTGCGGCCGGGGACCGGTCCCCGGCCGCGCGGCGCCACCCCACCCACCACACAAGGAGTGACCATGGGTCTTCGGCCCCTGCTCGGCGATGTCGCGCTGCCCTCGGCAGCCCGCGGCGCCGGCACCTACACCAGCGGCCCGGTAGCCAACGCGGGCATGGCCACCGACGTCCTGCTGACAGTCCACGCGACCGCGTCGTCGGGTACCCCGACGCTGGACGTGTCGCTGGAGGAATCCGCCGACGGCACCACCTGGACGGCCATCACGGGCAGCGCGATCACGCAGCTGACCGCGGCCGGCAACAAGGTGGCCGCGGCGAACATCAGCAAGAACCTCGTCCGTGTGACGTCCACGGTCGGCGGTACCACGCCGAGCGTGACGTACCGCGCCGTCCTGATGATCCTCCCCAACTGACCGAAGGAGAGCAGCGCATGCCCGAGAGCACGCCGCGTGACGAGAACATGATCGCCGCCCTCAAGCGGGAGCGAGCCGCCTACGTCGCGCTCGGCGACCAGGACCGGGCCGCCCAGGTCGACGAGCAGCTGCTGTACTACGGCTACCAACCGGCCGGACAGGGCCCCGCGATCGGCGCCCCCGACGGCCGCACCGCACCGGGCGGCCAGAGCACCGCCGACGCCGACAGGGCGCCCGGGGCCGCTGCCAAAACCGAGGCCGCACCCCCGACACCCCCGACGCCGGCGCCGACGACCACGGCCGGGGCCAAGAAGCCCGCCGTGAAGAAGACCGCGGCCGCCAAGACCGCCCAGGCCCCGGCGGCCCCGCCTGCCCCGTCCAGCGAGGCGTGAGCGGGCGTGGCCAACGAGTACGCCGATCTGGCCACGCTCAAGGCGTCGCTGAACATCGAGTCGGCTGACACCTCGCGGGATGTCCTGCTCAACCGGGCGCTGTCCTCCGCGTCGCGTTCGATCGACAAGGCGTGCGGGCGGCGTTTTTGGATCGATCCCGCGCCCGTCGCCCGCCGGTACAACCCTTACCGGCGGGTGGTGTCCGAGGAGAACGGCGAGCTGCTCATCGTTGACGACATCGGCAGCGAGAGCGGCCTGGTCGTCGAGAGCGGGTCGGGCACCTCGTATACGCCGGTCACCAACTACGAGACGGCGCCCGACAACGCGCTGCTGGACGGCAGGCCCGTCACCGGGCTGCTGCGGCCTTTCGGTATCTGGACCTGGCGCTACAGCAGCACCACCCGCATCCGGGTGACCGCCCGCTTCGGGTGGCCGGCCATCCCCGAGGACATCGTGCAGGCCACCCTCATCCAGGCCGCCCGGTTCTACCGCCGCAAGGACTCCCCCGAGGGCGTCACCGGCTCCGCCGAGTGGGGCGTGGTGCGGCTCTCACGCCGGGACCCGGATGTGTGGGCGCTGATCGAGAACTACATCCTGCCCGGCTTCGGCTGACCAGGGAGAGGGAGGACCGTGGACATCTTCGCTGCGCGCGGCGCCATCGCGGACGCGGCGCGGCTGGTGGCCATGCCGACCGGTACCGCCGCGCTGACGTGCACCGGTTACGCCACCGACGCGGTGACGACCCCGCACTTCTACGTCGGCGACTACAACGTCACCTTCGACAAGACCTTCGGCCGCGGCCTGGACGAGATCGAGTTCACCTGCGCGGTCCTGGTCAGCCGGTCCGACGACCTGTCCGGCCAGAAACTCCTGGACGGCCTCCTGTCAGGCGGCGGCCCCGGGTCACTCAAAGAGGCGATCGAGGTCGCCCGGGGCGCACCCGGCCAGGCCGCGCTGGGCGGCCTCGCGGATGACCTGCACGTGGTGCGGGTGCAGTCCTACCGCTTCTACGAGGTCGCCGGCACCCAGTACCTCGGCGCCGAACTGGTGGTCCGCGTCATCGGAGAAGGGGACACCTGATGAGCAAGCAAATCCTGCTCGATGTGCGGCTGTTCGCGGTCGGCGCGGACCTGTCCGGGGCGTCGAACAAGGTCGAGCTCAGCGCGGAGGTCGAGGAGAAGGACGCCACGAACTACCGCTCCGGCGGCTGGAAGGAAGTCCTGGCCGGGCTGGCGTCGTCCACGATCACCGCCGAGGGGCAGTGGGAGGCCGGCGACCCGGGCAAGGTCGATGACGCCTCGTGGGCCCAGCTGGGCGGCACGGGCCCGTGGACGGTCAGCCCCAACGACGCCACTGTGGGCGCGCTCGCCTACTTCACCAACGGCCTGCGGTCGTCGTACAAGCTCGGCGGGCAGGTCGGCGACATCGCCCCCTGGGCGGCCAAGGCCGGCGGGTCGTGGCCGATGGTCCGCGGGCAGATCGCGCACCCGCCCGGTACCGCCCGCACCGCATCCGGCACGGGCACCTCCCTGCAGCTCGGCGCGATCCCCGCGGGCAAGCGCCTGCACGCCGCAGTGCACGTCCTATCGGTGGCCGGCACCGCCACCCCCACCATCACCGCCCGCGTCGAGTCGGACAACGCCACCGGCTTTCCCAGCCCGGTCACGCAGCTGACGTTCGCCGGGGCGACCGCCCAGGGTGGGCAGATCCTGCGCACCGACGGGTCCGCCATCGCGGACGACTGGTACCGGATCGCCTGGACGATCACCGGCACCACCCCATCATTCCTGTTCGCCGCCGCACTCGGCATCGCATAAGGGAGGCACCACATGGCCAAGATGGTCCTGCTGGCCGAGTACGTCAGCATCGGAGGAAACGACCTGTCCGCCTACGCCAAAAAGGCGGAAGTGTCGGTCGAGGTCGAGGAGAAGGACGTCACGACCTACGCCTCACTGGGCTGGAAGGAAGTCCTCGGCGGTCTTAAGTCCGGCACCCTGGCGTGTGAGTTTAAGCAGGACTTCGCCGCCACGAAGCTGGACTCGATTATGTGGCCGCTGCTCGGCACGGTTGTGGCGTTCGAGGTCCGCGCCGACCAGGCCGTGGTCGGCACGAGCAACCCCAAGTACACCGGCAGCGTGCTGATCAAGAGCTGGAACCCGGTCAGTGGCAGCGTCGGCGACGACGCCTCGGTGTCCGTCAGCTACCCGACATCGGGCGTGGTGACGCGAGCGACCACCTGATGGCCGAGCCGTCGCCGATCGAGATGTCGGTCAGTGCGGAGGGCATTCAGGCTCTCGGCCGGGCCCTGGCGGCGGAGGCCGACGGCAAGGCGCTCCGCAAGGAACTCGCGAAGAACATGCGTACCGCTCTGGGCCCGGCCGCCGATATGGCCAAGAGCAACATCATGGCCATGCGGTCGGTGCACGGTGCCGGTGGCGGGCCGGGCCTGCGTGCCGCGATCGCGAAGAAGGTCCGCCCGGAGATCAAGCTCGGCGGCCGGTGGACCGGAGCCCGGGTGAAGGCCAAGCGAACCCCGAACGTGCGCGGGTTCCCCAACGCCCCCAAGCGCACGCAGAAGGTCGGCGGCTGGCGGACCAAGTCCTGGGACGGGACCTGGCGGGTGCAGGTCGGGAAGTTCGACTGGTTCGACCGGGCCATGGTCGGACGTAACGAGGTCTACCGCCAGGCCGTGCTGGACGCGATGGAAGCAATGGCCCGGCGGATCGCCGACCGGGCCAGTGAGTAGGAGGAACCCCCGTGTATCTGGTGTATCAGCCCGAGGGCACCGAGGAGCCGAAGCGGTGGCCGTACAACCCCCGCAAGCTCATGGCCGCCGAGCGGGAGGTCATCGAGCGGCGCACCGACATGGTGTTCGCCGACTTCACCCAGGCCGTCATCAAGGGCAGCAGCCTGGCCCGGCGGGCCCTGCTGTGGGTGATGCTCAAGCGCGAGCACCCCACGATGAAGTTCGACGACGTCGACTTCGCCTGGGACGAGCTGCGACTGGAGTACAGCCGGGCCGAGTACGACCAGATGATCGCCAACACCGGCGAGAACCTGTCCGGCGAACAGCGCGAGGCCGCCCTGCGGACGCTGCGCGAAGAGCGGGAGACCGCGCTCGAGGACCCCGAGCATGAGGGAAAAGCGCGGCCGCCGGTCGTCGACTGAGTGAGCTGGGCAACGCGGCCCACTTGCTGGGCGTGCGGCCCGACGACTGGGAACGGCTGACCGTCGAAGAGGCGGACCATCTCCTGGACTGGCTCGACCAGTACGCCGCGGACATGGCCGAGCAGGAAGCCAAACTGAAGGGGTGAGGGCGTGGCGTCGGATACGTCGCTGGTGTTCAACCTGGTTGCGCGTGACCGGGCGAGCGAGACGCTGGGCAAGATGAAGGAGAAGTTCGGCCAGGCCGCGACCGCCGTGAGCGCCGGCGTTGCCGGGGCTTTCGCGGCCGGGGTGGCCACGTCGATGGACATGTCTGCGGCCAGCAGCAAGCTGCAGGCCCAGCTCGGTATCGGCCCGGCCAAGGCCGCCGAGCTGTCCAAGGTCTCGGCGAAGGTGTACTCGCAGGCATGGGGCGAGTCCGTCGGCGACGTGAACGAGGCCGTGAAAGGCGTCTACCAGCAGATCGGCGACGTCTCCAAGGTCAAGGGCGGCCTGCGGGGCGTCACCACCGACGTGATGGCGCTGTCCCAGACCTTCGATCAGGACCTCGGCGGGACCACCGCGGCGGTCGGCCAGATGATCAAAACTGGCCTGGTCAAGGACGCGAAACAGGGGCTCGATGTCCTGACCCGCGGGTTCCAGACCGGCGCCGACAAGGCCGGCGACCTGCTGGACACCATGAACGAGTACGGCACCCAGTTCCGGAAGATGGGCATCGACGGCGCGACGGCCACCGGCCTGCTCAGCCAGGGCCTCAAGGGTGGTGCGAGGGACGCGGACCTGGTCGCGGACGCCATCAAGGAGTTCAGCATCCGGGCGATTGACGGTTCCAAGACCACCTCGGCCGGCTTCAAGGCGATCGGCCTGGACGCCAGCGAGATGGCTGCGCAGATCGGCAAGGGCGGCACGTCGGCCTCCTCCGGCCTGGACACCGTCCTGGACAAGCTCCGCGTCATGCCCGACCCCGTCAAGCGCAGCCAGGTGGCCGTGCAGCTGTTCGGCACCCAGGCCGAAGACCTCGGCAAGGCCCTGTACTCCCTCGACCCGTCCACCGCCGTACAGTCCCTGGGCAAGGTGAGCGGCGCTGCGGACAAGATGGCCAAGACCGTCGGCGACAACCCCTCGGCCGCACTGGAGAGATTCAAGCGCGGCGCGCAGATGAAGCTCGCCGCGATCTCCGGGCACTTCATCACCTTCGCCACGGCCAACCAGCAGTACATGAAGCCGCTGGCCATGGGACTCGGTGCGGTCGCCGCGGTGATCCTGGCGATCCGTGCGGGGCAGATCGCGTGGACCGCGGCCACTACAGCGTGGTCGGCGGTGACCACGGTGGCGGCCGGGGTGCAGTGGCTCTTCAACTCGGCCCTGCTCGCGAACCCGATGACCTGGGTGGTGATCGGCATCGTCGCGCTGATCGCAGTGATCGTGGTCATCGCAGTGAAAACGAACTGGTTCCAGCGGTTGTGGCATGTCGCATGGGGCGCTATCACGGGGGCCGCGAAGGGGGCGTGGACCTGGATCAAGAAGAACTGGCCGTTGATCCTGGGCATCCTCACCGGACCGATCGGGCTGGCGGTGCTCTTCGTCGTCAAGAAGTGGGATGGCATCGTCGGGTTCTTCTCCCGGCTCCCGGGGCGGATCGGCCGGGCCACGCGCGGCCTGTTCGACGGGGTCAAGAACGCTTTCCGCTCCGCGGTGAACTTCATCATCGGCGGCTGGAATGGCCTGCAGTTCAGCATCCCGTCTATCGACACGCACATTCCCGGTGTCGGGAAGATCGGCGGCGCGTCGTTCGGCACGCCGAATATCCCCTACCTGGCCAAGGGCGGCCACGTCCTGACCGGCGGCTGGGCGATGGTCGGCGAGCAGGGGCCGGAGGCCGTGCACCTGGGCGCCGGTGCGACCGTGGCACCGCTCACCCGGGGCGGCATGGGCGGGGGGCGCGTCGTCGTGGAGGTGCTGCTGCCCGGTGAGTCCGACCTGCTGCGCGTCATCCGCAAGATGGTCCGCGTCTACGGCCGTGGCGACGTCGATGTCGCGTTCGGCACAGGCTGAGGAGGTACCAGCATCATGGCGTTTCCCCAGACTCCGCTGGACGTGCGGACCGAGCTGCGGATCGGTGGGACGTGGACGGACGTCTCCGCCGACGTCTACCTGCGGGATCCGATCAGCATCACCCGCGGCCGCGCCGACGAGGCCAGCAGGCCCGACCACAGCAAGGCGACGATCACCTTCAACAACCGCGGCGGCAAGTACAGCCCACGCAACCCGATCGGCCCGTACTACGGCCAGTTCGGCCGGAACACCCCGGTCAGGGTGTCGCTGCCCGCTGCGGCCAACTACCTGCGACTGCAGGGCGGGGCCGGGGCGAACGCCACCACCCCCGACACGGCCGTGCTGGACATCGTCGGGGACCTGGACGTCCGCATGGACATCACCCTGATGAGCTGGGGCACCGGCGATCACGACGTCGACCTGATCGGGAAGTGGGCAGGCCCCGGCGGGTCCTCGTGGCGCCTGCACGCCGGTGCGGGCGGGAGCCTGTTCCTGGCGTGGTCTGCCGACGGCACCGCGGCCCTCTCCGCCGAGAGCGACACGGTGCTGCCGGTGCCGCCCACGGGCCGCCTGTCGGTCCGGATGACGCTCGACGTCAACAACGGCGCGGGCGGCAACACCGTCACCTTCTACTACAGCACCACGCCCGGCACCGCGGGCCCGTGGACGCAGCTCGGCGCCCCGATCGTGACCGCCGGGACCACGTCCATCTTCAGTTCCTCCGCGCCGCCGGAGATCGGCGACATCACCGGCCGCGTGGTGGCCGTCCCCCCGGTGGGGGGGTTCCACGCGGCCGAGGTCCGCAACGGCATCGGCGGCACCGTCGTGGCCAACCCGGTGTTCTCGGCCCAGACCGCGGGCACCGCTCCGTTCGCGGACGGCGCGGGCCGCACCTGGTCGATGGCCGGCGGCGCCGAGATCAACGACCGTGACTACCGGGCCCACTGCGAGATCAGCAGCTGGCCCCCGAAGTGGGACGTGAGCGGCAAGGACCGGTACGTGCCCGTTGAGGCCGCCGGGGTCCTGCGCCGGTACGGGCAGGGCACCGACCCCCTGCAGTCCACTCTGCGGCGCCGTATCCCCTCCGGTCCGACCCTGATCGCGTACTGGCCGATGGAAGAGGGCAGCGCCTCCACACAGGCGTACAGCCCGCTCACAGGGGTCCTGCCCATGCAGACCACCGGCCTGACGTTCGCGGCAGACGACACGCTGCCCGGCTCGCTCGCCCTGCCGTCACTATCGGCCGCCGCGACGATCCGGGCCATCGTGCCCACCGCGTCCACAGGGGCCTGGCGCGTCGAGTTCGTCTACAACATCGCCACAGCCCCCGCCGGCGACGCCAACCAGACGTTCCTGACGTTCACCACCACTGGCGGCATCACCTGGCGGGTCGGGGTCGGCGCGACCCTGATCCACCTCGACGTGACCGCCTCGGACGGCACCAGCCTGCTGACCTCGAACATCGTCCAGGGCCAGTTCTTCGGCACATGGAACCGGTTCGTGCTCCAGGCCAGCCAGTCCGGCGGCAGCGTCGCCTACCTGATCGAGTGGATCAACATCGGCGGCGCCGGCGGCGGCGTGTTCGGCAGCTACACCGGCACTGTCGGCGCCATCACCTCCATCACCACCGCGTTCGGCGCCGGCCTGGACGGCACGCGCCTCGGACACCTCGCGGTGTTCGACGCGCTGGATCCCGGCGTGTTCGACTACGCGGACATGGGATTCGACGGCGAGGAGGCCCACGCCCGCATCAGCCGCCTGTGCACCGAGGAAGGCATCCCCGTCGTCTTTCCCGCCGGGGCCGGCCCGACCGCCATCATGGGCCCGCAACGCCCCGCAGCGCTCCTGAGCCTCCTCGGCGAGGCCGCGGACGCCGACATGGGGGTGCTGTACGAGCTCCGCGAAGGCCCGCACCTGGCCTACCGCCGACGCACCTCCGAATACAACCAGCCCGTGGCGCTCGCCCTGGACTTCGCCGCCGACGGCCACGTCGCGCCACCTCTGGAACCCGTTGATGACGACCAGGCCGCCCGCAACGACATCACCACCAACCGCGTCAACGGATCCTCAGCGGTGGCGGTGGGTCTTACCGGGCCGCTGTCAGTACAGCCGCCCCCGGACGGCATCGGCCCGGTACCCGGCGGCGGCACCTACAACGTGCACTCCGACGACCAACTGCCCGACATGGCCGGCTGGCTGCTCCACCTCGGCACCTGGGACGGGTCCCGCTACCCGTCGGTCCATGTCGACCTGTCCGCGGCACCATCCCTGATCCCGGCCGCGGCCGCCCTCAACATCGGCGACCGCATCACCATCGCCCACCCACCGCCGGAATGCGGCGGCGCCGGCGACACCCTCGACCAGCTCGCCCAGGGCTACACCGAGACCCTCGGCGTCTACGACTGGGACATCACTCTCAACTGCACACCCGGCGGCCCCTGGCAGGTCGGCGTCCTGGACGATGCGGTGCTGGGGCGCGCGGACACCGACGGCAGCCAGCTGGCCGCCGCGGTGACCAGCACGGACACGGCCCTACCGGTGCTGGTCACCGCCGGCCCGCAGTGGACCACCGACCCGGCAGAGGTCCCGTTCGACATCCGCGCGGGCGGAGAGGTCATGACCGTGACCACGGTCGGCGCCAGCGCCGCCGACCTGTTCGGCCGGACCGTCTCCTCCGGCTGGGGCAGCACGGACACCGGCCAGGCATGGACCACCACCGGCGGCAGCGCCTCCGACTACTCGGTGTCAGGAGGCCTCGGCAGGCACCTGCTCGCCTCCGTCAACGTCAGCAGGTGGTCGACGATCACGCAGATCGTCGCCGACTGGGACATCACCGCCTCGGTCGCCACCACCGCGCTCGCCGCGGGCGCCTCACAGTTCGTAGCCCTCGCCAGCCGGTTCGTCGACACATCGAACTTCTACGCGGCGAGGCTGGAGTTCACCACGGCCGCAGCGGTCGCCCTCACCATCCGCAAGCGCGTGGCGGGCACCGAGACACAGCTCGCCGGCGGCACCGTGACCGGACTGACCCACACCGCGGGCGGGCGCTTCAACCTGCGTTTCCAGGGCGTCGGCAGCACCCTGCGGGCGAAAGTATGGACCGGCTCGACCGAGCCGGAAGCGTGGAACGCCACCATCACCGACACCGCGTTCACAGCGGCCGGGCAGATCGGCACGCGCTCACTCCTCAACACCGGCAACACCAACACCTCGCCCTCGGCGACATGGGACGACTTCTCGTCGATCACCCCACAGCGGTTCACCGTCACCCGCTCCACCAACGGCGTCATCAAAGCCCAGACGGCCGGCACCGACGTGCGGCTCGCCACCCCCATGATCCTCGCCCTGTAGGAGACCCATGAGCGCATACCCCGTCTACCAGGCCGGGCAGCGGGTCACGGCCGGCCTGCTGGCCTCAGCCCAGCCCCTCAGCGCCATCAAAGGCGCCGACGAGAGCCGGGCATCAACAACGACCCTCACCGCCGACGCGGAGCTCACCCTGGCCGTGGCAGCAGGCGCGACATACGAGCTTGAGGCGTACCTCGTCTACTCGCAGAATCTCGCCGCGAGTAGCACGACCGGCATCAAAATCGGCTGGTCAGGGCCATCCGGCGCGGCCCTGCTATGGACATCCAACGGCACCGACGGCCCAACGAGCCTCACGGGCAACGACGTCACAGCGCAGAGTATCTCCGCCACTCGCTCCCTCCCCGCGAACCTCGGGACGAGCATGAGCGCGTCCGCATCCGGGCTGCTGACCGTGGCCGGAACCGCCGGCACGCTCGCGCTCACCTGGGCACAGGTCGCATCCAACGCGACGCCCACGCTCATGCGCGCCGGGTCATGGGTACGACTACTACGAACCTCCTGACCATTCCCGTCCACCCCCGCCCCACGCCACCCGGCCCGGGCTTTCGCACGCCCAGGGAGGGCACATGACCGTTTCCGGAATCGACGTCGCCTCCTACCAGAGCACGACGTACCCAACCGCCGGCCTGTCCTTCGTGATGGTGAAGGCCACCGAGGGCACCGGCTACACCAACCCGCGGCACGCCGAGCAGGTCGCCCACGGCCGCGCCCACGGCCTGCTCGTGGGCCACTACCACTTCGTCCGGCCCGGCTCGATGAGCGCGCAGGCCGACTACTTCCTGACGCACGCCGCGGCCCGGCCCGGTGACGTCCTCGTCCTCGACTGGGAGGACCAGGGCGTCCCGGACACCGACAAGGACGCCTGGATCCGACACGTCCAGGCTGCCATGCCCCACAACCGGGTGCTGCTCTACTGCAACCGCGACTTCTGGCTGCACCGCGACTCCACCTCGTTCGTCGGCGACGGACTGTGGATAGCCGACCCCGACGCCCCGGCCGGACACCCGCACATCACGCACCCATGGCTGATCCACCAGTACAGCTCGGCGGGCGACACGGATCGTAACGTAGCGAACTTCGCCGACAAGGCTGCGCTGCAGGCGTGGGCCGCGAAGGGCACCCCGCCGAAGCCGCCGTCCTACGAGCCGTTCCCGGGCGCGGCGTTCTTCACCACCGGCCGCCGCTCGCCGATCGTCGCCGCGATGCACGCCCGCCTGGTTGCCGTCGGCTGCAACCACTACCGGTCCGCCGCGAACGCCGACGTCATCGGCCTCGGTGACGTCGCCTCCTACGAGGCCTGGCAGCGCAAGTGCGGGTACTCCGGTGCCGCCGCCACGTGGCCGCCCGGCAAGACCACCTGGGACAAGCTGCACGTCCCCAACGTCTGATCACTTCCGCGCTGCCGCGAAAGTGATGGCCCACCAGCAGAAACGGATCCCCACCATGGGCAGCACGGCAAGACGATGGGCCATCGAGGCGAAGGTCATCGCCGTCGCAGACCCGCTCGCTGATCGCCTCCGGCCATGAGCCTTCCCTCCTACTCCTACTCGATCAATAACGTCCCCGGCGTCGTGGCCGCGAACAACTTCCTGTCGCTCTTCAATCCCGCGGGGAGCCACCGCGTCCTCGGCGTCCTGGCGTCGTTCGTCATCCCATACGCGACCGCGGGCACGTCCTCGACCATCGGCATGAGCACCGACAGGACCACGGCGGCCAGCGGGGGGACGCTGGTCACCCCGTCGACGATCCCCAAGCTCGACACGGAACACCCGGACTCGGCGGCCGACATCCGGTACGGGAATCCCACGGTGACCAAGACCGGGTACACATTCGGGCACATCCCGCCGGCCATCACAGGGGCCGGCGCCGGCGTGGGCGCCTCGGCGATCATCTCCGCGCCCGGCTCCGGCCTGATCCTGCACCCCGGGCAGGGCCTGGTCTTCTCCACCGCATCCGGCGAAACCAACCAAGTATGGAACCTGGGCTGGCACTGGTACGAGATACCGATCGCCTAGCAGCCACCCCCACCTCCACCCCGCATCGATCGCGGGGCGGGCGAACGCGCCACCACCAGAACGGATCCCCACCATGGGCAGCACAGCAAGACGATGGGCCATCGAGGCGAAGGTCATCGCCTCCACCGCGGCGAGCTCCGCCGCAGGCCTCGGCGTCGCCGTCCTGAACGACGTCGAGAACGACCACCGGCTGCTCGGCTCGACGCCGGCGTGGCTGCAGGCGGCGCTGCTGGTCCTGGTGCCGCCCCTCGCCGCGTTCCTGGCCGGGTACCAGGCCCGGCACACGCCGCGCGAAACCGGTACCCCGGGCGCCTGAACCTGTAGGAGCCGCATGTGGCCGGCCCGACGGCCGAAGAGGTCAACCGCCGCCTGGACGACAAGTTCGGCGAGCTGCGGCAGGACATCACCGGCCTCGGCCGCCGGGTCGACGGCAAGGTCAGCCAGGACGTGTACCAGGTCCAGCTCGCCACGCTGATGAACCAGCTCGCCGACGTCAAGGCCGAGAACGCCGCGCTGCGCGCCGAGCGGACGCGGGACGCTGAGCGGCTGGCCGCGACCCGGCGGTGGCTCATCGGCGTGGTCATCATTCCGATCCTGGCGGTCCTGCTGCCGACACTGCTGAGCATGGGAGGCAAGGGGTGACCCCCACCGAACTCCGCAAGACCGAGCAGCAGCAGGGGCGCCGCGGCGACCTCCTGGCGGTCCTGCTCGCGGTCGCCGCCGGCGCGCTGCTCGCCTGGATCATCTACAGCGTCCAGGGCCTGGCCGACGACCTGCGCACGGCCAACTCTGCGCGGGATCAGCTCGCCCAGCAGGTGCAGCAGCTCGGCGCCAAACCGGTGGCGGGTCCGCCGGGGAGCCGCGGCGCGCCGGGCCCGGCCGGGGTGGGGCAGGACGGCGAGCAGGGTCCGCCCGGTGTCACCGGCCCGTCCGGCCCACCAGGCCCTGCGGGGTCTCCGGGGCCGTCCGGCACACCCGGTGCGGTTGTCACGGGCTCACCCGGACCAGCGGGCGCTGCGGGCGCCGCCGGCCAGGACGGTGCTGCAGGACCTGCCGGTCCTGCGGGACCGCAGGGCGACCCCGGGCCGACCGGTCCCACTGGACCTACTGGCCCAGCTGGACCTGCCTGCCCGGACGGGTACAGCCTGCAGCCCGCCGTGGACGATCCCTACGCCCTCGTCTGCCGGCGGGACGGCGCCCCGTCACCCAGCCCCACCCCGTCACCGTCCGACCCGCCGGCGTTGCTGCCCGACCGGCGCCGCTCGTAGTGCCGTGACCTGCGGGTGGAATATTTCCCGGCATAAAATCACACCCGCAATTAAGCCCAAAACGCCGCCCCCGTCTGGACCTCATGGTCCGGTCGGGGGCGGCGTTTGTGCGTCCGGGGTCAGGTCGCGTGGCGGGCCAGCCAGTCCAGTGCGGGCAGGGAGAACACCAGCGCGGCGAGCAGTAGTGTCCGCCGGTCCGCGGGGGATGGCTGGCGGGGGAGGCGTCGGATGTGGTCGCCGTCGGGGATGTGCCCGCCGTGGGCGACGGCGCGGTGGTGGTCCTGTTCGGCCAGCGCCCCGCCCCGCGTCGCCACGGTGGGGCTGGTGGTGGCGCACTGCTCGCAGCGGTACCGGTACACGGCTCAGACCCCCTGCGCGGGGACCGAGAGTGGTCCGAGAGTGGTCCGAGAGGGGGCCGAGAGTGGCCGAGAAAACTGCTGGTCATCGCCACTCTCGGATGGTTGAGAGTGGGTGTCCGGGTCCTCCCGGGGGAGGGCCAGGAGGAGCGTCTCCACGTCGGCCCTGCGGACCCCCGAGCGGCCCTCCACACCGTCCACTGACAGGGTGCGCTGCACGGGCACCCCGAAGCCCTCGAGGAGGGCGCCCATGTGGGCGCGGGGGAGGCCCGCGAAACGGGGGTGCGCGGAAACCGGTTGGTGGAGCTCTCCGAGGTGCACGCCGTTGCGGCCCCGGGTGGCCTCCTCGAGGAGGACCAGGAGCGCGAGGCGGTCCCACTCGTGCAGGTCGTCTTCGGACAGCTCCGGCGCCTCCTCGAGCGGCGGTTCAGGGACTTCCGGTGCGGGCGCGGCCCATACCGCGCGCGGGGTGAGCCACGCCGCTGCGGCCAGCCACGCGGCGATGATGCCGACGGTGGCGTTGAGGGGTTGCTGGGCGGCGGCCCACCCGGCTCCCGCGATCGCGCCGACGGGGGCGCCGGCGCGCAGGAGGCGGTCTCCGGGCGCGGCGGCGCGGCACCACTGCCACGTCAGGGCGATGATGCGCCCCGAGCCCTGCAGGCAGGCGGTGCACAGGGTGCGGGCCAGGTGTGGGTCCCACAGGTACGGGGTGAGCCGGGGGAGTGTGAACGCCCGCCGGCGGGGCTCCTCCCCCGCCGGCCCGGCATCTTTGATGATCTTGTCGAGCCAGTCCATCACGCGACTCCGAGTGCCTGGTTGAGGCCGGACGCGAGGGTCATCGAGAGGATCCCCCACACTCCGCCGGCCGAGGCGAACACGGTGGCGGCGGCGATTCCGAGGAATGCGGCTGACCTGGGCTTGAGCTTCGCCCCGTAGATGGTGGCCACGATGATGACGGCGATGGCGCCCATGCCGACGTTGCCGCCCGCGCTGCCCTGGACGGCCTGGGTGAGAGCGCGGGTGATGTTGCCCGGGGTGGTCCAGATCTGGGCTGCTGCGGCGTAGAGGGTGCCCGCTACGAGGCCGATGATCGCGGCCTGGTTGGGGTCGAACTTCAGGCGGTGCTTGCCGCGGACTCCCATGATCAGGATGACGGTGATGGCCAGGGCCGCGCCGCCGGCGCCGAGACTGCCGAGGATCTGGCCGCCCTGGATGCCGGCTACGGCCGGGGCGGTGGCGGGTGCTGCGGTGAACATGCTGTTTCTCCTGCTCAGATGGATGCGGAGGCGGGCGCGTACAGGGCGAGGGCGAGCACGGCGGAGGCCAGGGGGATGCGGAACAGCCAGGGCAGGGGGCCCCACCAGTGGCGGGTGCGACGGTCGACGGCCGCGCCGGCGAGTACCACGAGGCCGGCGCCGACAATGAGGGCAGTACTGATGCTGCCGGTGTCACGCTGGCAGCTGGTGATCCACCCGTTGAGCAGCGGCTCGAGGCCGAAGTACCAGCCGACCGCGGCGGCGCTGCCGTTGTAGATCAGGACGCGGGTGCGGGGCGCGAAACCGAGGTAGCGGGCCTGCGCCCGGCGGACGGGCCCCCGCGGGGTCTTGGCAGGGGCGGGTTCGTCGTCGGCTTCCGCCGGCTCCGCTTCATCGTCCAGCTCGTCGTCGGCCCCGGCCTCGTCGTCGGGGGCGGCCTCGTCGTCGGGGGCGGCCTTCTCCGCACGGATCGGGCGAGGTCCGTCCAGGTCGACGGTCTCCCCTTTCCTCCAGTCAGGGAGACGCGGGGCGTTCTTGCGGATGGCGCCGGGGTGGACGCGGGCCGGGCCGGTGGCGGCCGGGTTGTCGGCGTAGAGCCGGTCCCACCAGTCGCCGGTGGGCGGGTCGGGTGCGTAGCCGACGCCGCGGGCGCGGAGGAGATGGCGGATGCGGCGTTCGTCCGCTCCGAGTGTGGCGGTCACAGCGTTGTCCCCTTGGTCGGGTCGGTTTGGGGTCGCTCACCGGGTCTGCTCTCCGGGTCTGCGGGCGTGGGCGCGCGCTCGCCGGGGTGCTCGTCGGGTCTGCGTGGTTCCGGCAGTTGCAGCGGGGGCCAGACCGCAGGGGGCTGGCCTCCACTGGTGGTGCCGGACGGGGTCAGGTGGCCGGGGTGCCGTCGGCCTCTTCGCGAGACATCAGGGCGCCCCAGGCGCGGCGCACCCTTTCCTCGGAGCCGACGTATCCGGCGTCCCGGAACTGAGTCAGGGCCTGCCGGTAGGACAGGGGCGGGTCGTCCTGGTAGCGCAGCCAGCGCAGCACGACATCGAGCTGTTCGTCATCCAGGCGCTCTCCCGGGACGGGGGCCGGGACGGCCGAGACGGCGGCGAGTTGCTCCAGCGTCTCGTCCGTCTCGGTGGCCGGGGCGACCGTCTCGGTGGGTGTCTCGGTCGGTTGCGGAACCGAGACGGGCGGTGTCTCGGTGTGCGGCGGTTCAGCGGGCGCCGGGTGGCTGACCTGCGTGGTGTCGACCGAGACGGGTGTCTCGGCTGGCGTCTCGGTCGCCGTCTCGGTGAGCGTCTCGGCTGTCTCGGCTGCCGGGGCGGGTGTCTCGGTGCCCGTGGTGAACATGGCGGCAAGGGCCGCGTCGGCGCCGGCCGTGACGCGGGTGCGCTGCACCGAGACGAGCCCCGTCCCGAGATCCGTGTCGCCGGTGCCGACGTGTCGCGCGAGCCGCCACGACGCGAGCTCGGCGCGGCGCCGTGTCCGGTCCTTGGGGTGGTTGGCGGCGCGGGCCCGCTCGTAGGCGAGACGCCGCATCGTGACCGCGTTGCGGCGCTGCGCTTCGCTGTCGGTGCCGGTGGTGCGGACCACGATGCGACGCGCGAGGAGGCCGACGCCCTCGGCGGCGACGCACATCGCAACGGGTGTGACGGCGTACACCACGGCGTCACGGGCACCGTGGGCGACGGTGGCACCAGTGGCGGAGGCGATCGCTGGTAGGGCCCACAGGCCGAGGCGTACCGCGGCCGGGGCGGACTGGCCGAGCATCGTCAGGCCGACGTAGACCAGGGCGAGGATCAGTGTCGCGCCCTCACCGGCGGCGACGACGCCGAGCGCGGTGGGGCCGGGGAAACGGGTGGTGATGTTGGCGTAGGTGCCGACCGCGCCGACGGCGCCGATGCCGACCATCGCGGTGGCGGCGGTGCCGAGGATGATCGATTGGGTGCGGGTGAGGGGGCGTCCCTCGGATGGGGTGGCTGGGGTGGTCATGGTCTGCCTTCCGGTGGATGGTGAGCAGTGGCCGCGCCCGGCGTCTACGACGGAGCGCCGGGCGCGGTCGCTGGTGGTTATGCGCCGTATGCCATGGCTGGGTGTCACGCCCCCTGGATCTGGAGGAAGA